TTGCAGTTGTCATCGAGCAACTACGGTGTGCGCAACGTAGCAGTTGATCCTAAATTAAAGGATAAGATACTTAAGTCTGATGATTATAAAGAACTCTTTAATTTCGATCCCACGATACATGAAGTTCGTTCGAAATTGCGTGATCCTCAACACTTCAACAACGGTGGGTTTACAAGTTATCTCGTGTCACAGGGTAAACTCAACAAAGACTTTAAAAAGAACATACCCAAGAACATCGGTCGATCTGCATCAAAGCAGGGAACGATTCGATTTGGTACCAACTTAATTGGTAATAATCCTGCAGAAAACAGAAGCAAGCGATTCAGAGTGAATAAGTAATGAAGATATTAGTTGATCCACAATATAATCCAGAGTTTGAGTCTACCATCACTTCAGCGACTAAACTAGGTCCCGGCATCACATGTGCTAAGTTTTTGGGCGCACGTGGTTCTCGTACACAGTTTGAGAAGTTGTATGCACAAGGATTTTTTGGTGCGCCTGATCTAAAGCAGATTGCACGTAATCTTGTGCTACACGCAAACGCAATGAAGACTGTAATTGGTAACATAACATTCGGACAGCATCGACTAATTGTGTCTGAAGGCATCTACGAGCCAAATCCAAAATTTGAGATACAAGAAATACCAGCAGGCTCAAAAGATCAAGCAAAGAAACTCGCACGTGAAAACGATGGTGGTTCTTTTGGTAAAGGACCTGATGGATGGATCGCACGTATTCCGTTATATGTTGGTGAACGACCCAGTGGTGGTAGCGTAAATGATCTAAGAAGAACAGGACGTGCAATCGTATATCAGTTGATTGATAAGAACGGCAAGACTGATCCACGCAAGACGTTTGATCTAGCCGTGTTCTGGAAAGACTACATTGACTACGACAAACTGACCCTTGACTATGATACATTTGATCCAAACGGTGACTTGACTTGTCAGATTGTGTTGGAAATGCCCGAGGTTCCATCCAGCTACGATGTCTCTTATTCTTATAACGTTGAGACAACATATAACGGTGAACTTCAGACTAAAAACGAACTGCTTGAAATTCTTCCTGAAGAATAATATAAATAAACGAAAAAGGTTTTTAGGTTCACAATGGCTAAAAAGTTTTCTACAGAAGATGGCAATCTAGACACGAGTATTCGCGTTGTTAAAAATCGTGACTACTCGGACCTTGACTTGTCTCTAAATGCCAGAACGCCAACTTCTGATGGAGATGTTTTTAAAAAGACTGACGCGGCTTCTGTAAAGCAAGCTGTCAAGAATTTGTTGATGACGAACAGATTCGAAAAGCCGTATCGTCCTAATTACGGTGCTGATCTTGGCGGTCTTTTATTTGAATTGATGGATGAAGATACTGGTGAAGAAATCATCGGTAAAATCAAGAGCGCGATTCAACGTTATGAGCCTAGAGCTAAAGTATTAAATGTTAAAGTTGTAGCAACACCAGATTACAATAACGTATCAGTAGTAGTTGAGTTTAGAGTAGTCGCCACTGGATTAGTTGAAACATTAAAAGTTTCTCTCAATCCTTCGACGCCGACTGAAATTCCTTCACTGCCGATTACGACTGAGCCGTTCATTATTTACAATGATATTATTAGAGGGGAAAATGGTGATCGTCTAGCAACTTATCGTGGCGATCTAGTTAAGCGTGATTTGGTAATACCGCCTCCTGATGCATTGCTGACAGATCCAGATTCGGACATGATCTTTGCACTGTTTAACGGCTTTATTGAAGGCGTGTTGTTGATTGACTCTGATCTTCTAGAAGGTATTCTTACTGTGCCTGATGAAGATCAGATTTCACTACAGAACGGTGTAGACTTCTTGCTACCAGAACAAGTTATCGATTAATCGGAGTAAAAAATGGCGACTACCATTAAGTCAACAGAACTAGATTTTAACACGATCAAGAACAACTTGAAACTGTTCTTGGCACAGAAACCGGAGTTTGCGGACTACAACTTCGAAGCATCTGGCTTGTCAAATCTATTGGATGTACTCGCCTATAATACGCACTACAATGCACTGATGGCAAACTTTGCTCTGAACGAATCGTTTCTGAGTTCTGCTCAATTGAGATCGTCGCTCGTTGGTCTTGCTGGAGGCTTGGGTTATAACGTCGGCTCAAGAAAAGCTTCGTTTGCAGTGGTAAATCTAAGCATCACGAATAACGATAATCCATCTTCAATGACCATTCCTTCTGGTACAAAATTCACTACGACAATTAACAGCAAAAGTTATACTTTTCAAACACGAGATGCACTCATTGCACTCGCTGATGGCACAGGCGTTTATCAGTTTACGTTAAATGGTAATCGAAATATTCCTATCTATGAAGGCGTGACAAAACGTAAGACGTTTATTGCGGGCCCGTCAAGTGAGAACGACACCTATGTAATTCCTGTTAAGAACCTTGATCTTGACACTGTAATCGTACGTGTGTACGATAGTGTCACATCTAATCGATACGATCAATACATTAATATTTTTGACACAACCACAATTGATGAAACGTCACGAATCTACGTCATGAAAGAATCGCCCAACGGCTACTATGAATTGACATTTGGTAATGGCGTTCGTCTTGGTCGATTCCCTCAAGCAGGTGACAAGATCGAAGTCATTTACTCTGCTGTTGCTGGACCAGAAGCAAATGGTGGTAAAACGTTTGTTCCCACAACAACCATTGACGGAAAAACAGTAAACGTCACTACGGTTTCTGTATCTTCAGCTGGTTCGTTTAAGGAAGAAATTGAGTCTATTCGAAAGAATGCTCCTTTTCAATGGGCAGCCCAGAATAGAATGGTGACATCACAAGACTATGCCGCACTCATTAGACGAAACTTTTCTAATGTGGTAGGTGACATTAAAGCGTGGGGTGGTGAAGATAATATACCTGCTGATTATGGTTCAGTGTATCTGTCAATCGTGTTCAACACAGAGGATGACGTGGTGATTGAGAACACGAAAAGTGACATCACTGCACTTGCTGACGATTTGTCGATTGCCTCGTTTGATGTTAAATTCACAGATCCTGTCGAAACATTCCTTGAAGTTGCCACAGTATTTCAATTTAATCCACAATTAACATCACTAGATCAAACAACAGTTGAAAATCAAGTGTTGGCGGCGATGCAGAATTATTTCGACACAAGCACAGGTGGATTTAATCAGTCTTTCCGTCGTTCTAATATGCTAACAGATATCGACGCTTCAGACGATTCGATTTTGTCGAGTAGGGCTGATATTAAGATGCAAGCTAGATTCGTACCAAACGGTTCTCCATCACAAACAATTTTTTACTCTTCTGCAATTTCTGTTCCAGATGATGCAACTTATATCATACAGTCAGATCCATTTAATTTTAGAAGCAAAGTTTGTGTCTTAAGAAATCGTCTCGATTCTAATATTATGGAAATTATCGAAATTGCCACAGGAAATCCTTTGATTGACAACATCGGTACGTACGATGCTATAAACGGAACAATTACATTGCTTAACTTTACTGGCACTATTTTAAATGGCGCATACATTAGAGTTGTGGCAACACCTGCGAATCCATCTGTGATTAGCCCTTTGAGAAATAACATTGTTCGTTATGATAATCAAGCATCACGTGCACGTGCAGTTATCACAGATACGTTATAAATAGAACATCGTTAAAGAGAATTACTTATGCCAGCATCCGCAACTAACAGTATGAGAGAACACTTATTGACTCTGTTTAAAGCAGATGTTGATAGTTCGTCTCCACCTTATCATATAGGAATTGCTAGATCAGATCCCGTCGGTCCTGCTGATGGAATTACTGAGACGACTGTGGGCTCGCAATTCAATCAGGAAAAGTTTAGACACACGTTGCAGTCAGTCAAAATTATGAGTAATGCATCGTATGTAATTCCTGTTGTTAATTGGGAAAGTGGAGAAGTGTATGAAGCATACGATAACAATAATCCGTTTCAGACAAATTTCTACGTAATTAACAGTGCCCGTGAAGTGTTCTTGTGTCTTGAGCAAGGTCGCTTGGATGATGGCAGTATTCAGCCTGCATTTACTGAGCCTACTTCTTTTCAAGCAAAGAATCAAGCAAAGTCTTTTAGAACGAGTGATGGCTATCTTTGGCGTTTCATGTACACGATCAGTAACTTTGCGGCTGGTAGTTTTCAGACAAGACAGTATGCACCAGTCAAGCAAATTGTAGACACAGGAACCACAATTCCTGAAGAGATTCAACAACTGAATTTGCAAGATAGTGCTATTGGCGGACAGATTCTAGGCGTTATCATTGACAGTGGTGGTGATAATTATACGAACCCTACACTTACGTTCACAGGAAATGGTGCGGGCGCTCGATTCGTTGCTGATATTTTTGACAACAGAATCGTAAATGTAAGATGTGACTCAAACGGTATTGGTGGATTCTTGCACGGTGCTGACTATGACTATGCATCGATCATTGTTACAGATCCAGGCGGTGGTTCAGGAGCATCTTTGAG